AAAGGTTCTCTTGAACTTGAGAATGGAAGTAAGATCTTGGCTGCTTCTACTTCTGCTTCTGCGGTTCGTGGTATGTCATTCAATATTTTATTTCTGGATGAATTTGCGTTTGTTCCAAATCATATTGCAGATTCATTCTTTGCATCAGTTTATCCCACAATTACTTCAGGTAAGCAAACAAAAGTAATTATTGTTTCTACCCCGCACGGTATGAATCATTTTTACCGAATGTGGCACGATGCTGAAAAAGGTAAAAATGAATATGTATTCACTGATGTTCATTGGTCAGAAGTTCCAGGTAGAGATGAGGAATGGAAAAAGCAGACTATCGCAAACACAAGTGAGCAACAATTTAAAGTTGAGTTTGAATGTGAATTTTTAGGATCTGTCGATACTCTTATTGCCCCAAGCAAACTAAGAGCACTCGTTTATGATAACCCCAAGACCAGTAGTGGTGGTCTAGATGTTCATCAGGAAGTTGTAGATAATCATGATTACCTAATTACGGTAGATGTTGCTAGAGGCGTTGGAAGCGATTACTCCGCTTTTACGGTAGTAGATATTACAACGTTTCCACACCAAGTTGTAGCAAAATATAGAAATAATGAAATCAAACCAATGCTTTTTCCAAGCATCATTGTAGATGTGGCAAAGAATTACAATAATGCTTACATTTTATGCGAAGTTAATGATGTTGGTGATCAGGTGGCATCAATCATTCATTATGATCTCGAATATAATAATCTTTTGATGTGCTCTATGAGAGGGAGAGCGGGGCAGATTGTTGGGCAAGGTTTTTCCGGAAAGAAGACTCAACTTGGCGTTAAGATGTCTAAAACTGTTAAAAAAGTTGGATGTCTTAACTTAAAAACAATGATTGAAGAGAACAAACTTCTTTTCAAAGACTATGAAATTATGAGCGAATTGACAACATTTATTCAAAAACACAATTCATTTGAAGCTGAAGAAGGTTGCAATGATGATCTAGCAATGTGTTTAGTAATATATGCTTGGTTAGTAGCTCAAGATTATTTTAAAGAACTTACTGATCAAGATGTCAGAAAAAGATTGTATGAGGAACAAAAAAATCAAATTGAACAGGATATGGCGCCATTTGGATTTATTTTGGATGGATTAGACGAATCAAGTTTTATAGATACTGACGGCGATAGATGGTTTGTTGACGAATATGGGGATAAATCCACTGAATGGAGTTATATGTGGAAATATTAATGGAAATTGATAAACAAATTAAACTAGGACATTTGTTATTAAATGATAGAAAATGTAGGATTTGTGGAGAAGTAAAAAATTTATTAGATGATTTTTATAGAACTCGCAAAGATAGAGGTCCAGTTGCATCATCATATTCATATGAATGCAAAGATTGCACTAAAATAAGAATTTTAAAAAAAAGAATAAAAGACTCTCAAACATCAGACTGGATATATCCAGACTGGTAAATGTTCACGTCAAGTTTCCCCCACGTAAAGTAACTTTTTAATAAATAATTTTTAGTTAAACTGAGATTTACGGAGAAAAAAATGGCGACTCCTCAATTATCTCCTGGTGTATTAGTCAGAGAGGTTGATTTAACGGTAGGAAGAGCTGATAATGTATTAGATAATATTGGTGCGATTGCTGGTCCTTTTGCACTTGGTCCTGTTGAAGATCCTATTGATATTACTACAGAAAAAGATTTAATTAATGTATTTGGAAAGCCAATTTCCACTGATGCACAATATGAATATTGGATGAGTGCATCTTCATTTCTCTCCTATGGAGGAGTTTTAAAGGTTGTAAGAGTTGATGGAACAGAACTTAGAAATGCTAATGCAATCAGAAATTCATCTGGAATTTCCACGGCTGGAGAACCAAATCTAAAAATTAAAAACTTTGACGATTACGAAGCTAATTACGCTGATGATATCGCAAATTATATTTTTGCTGCTAAGAATCCTGGTTCTTGGGCAAATGATCTAAAAGTTTGCGTCATTGACGATAAGGCAGACCAAATTCTCCACGTTGGTGCTGCAGTTACGGCAAACGTATCTATTGGAATGGGTGTAACGACTGCGCTCACTAATGTTCCTTCTGCTGGAGTTGGCACAACGTCTGTTTTTAGTGGATACTTAAAGGGTATAGTTACTGGAATTGGTGCTAGTACAGTTGATGTAAAAATTAATTCATTGGTTTCATCTTCAAACGTTGAAACAAAAATAAGTTATGCATCTAAGTCACAACTTAAGTCATTCAAAGCAGCCACTGCTGGCGGAAATCTTACGGTTGACTTTATAACAAGTGCCGGTGTAGCAACGACTTCATCAACAATCAATACTGGAGCAAATCCAATTCGTGATTGGTATGATCAACAAATTCTTCAACTTTCAAATACTGCCATTTATTGGAGTTCAATTGCACCAAAACCAGGAACATCTCAGCACGCCGCAAATAGAAATGGTCAAAGCGATGAAATTCACGTAGTTATTGTTGACGATCTTGGAACTGTAACCGGCATTCAGGGAAATCTTCTTGAAAAGCATATTGGTCTTTCTAAAGCAACTGATGCCATTTCTGCAATCAATTCCCCACAAAAAATCTGGTGGAAAAATTATCTTGCAGTTTATTCAAACTATGTTTATGTGGGCGATAATCCTTCCGATGATCTAAATCCCAACGAACAAGTTGTAGCAACAGGTTTCTCAACATCCTTTGTGGAATATACAAATAGTGAAGGTCTTTGGAACCTAGACGCACAAGATAGAACATTCAGTTCTCTTGGAAACGTAACTTACACTCTTACTGGAGGGGTTGATTACTCATCTTCCGGTGGAATGACTGCTACTCTTGGCGATCTATTTACTGGATACAATCTATTCTCCAACAAAGATGAGATTCAGGTTGATTACCTGATAATGGGTCCTGGTCTTGGAAATAAGTTTGACTCTCAGGCAAAAGCAAATCATTTAATTTCCATAGCAAATGGAAGAAAGGATTGTGTAGCGGTAATTTCTCCTCATCGCGCTGATGTTGTGGATATCACAAATACCGACACTCAAACAGATAATATTCTTGAGTTCTTTGCTCCACTTTCATCATCATCTTACGCAATATTTGATTCTGGTTACAAATACACATATGATCGTTTCAATAATAAGTTCCGTTATATTCCCTGCAACCCTGATGTTGCCGGTCTTTGCGTAAGAACTTCCATCTTTGCATATCCTTGGTTCTCCCCCGCTGGTCAGCAAAGAGGAATCTTAAATAATGCTATTAAACTAGCATATAATCCAAATAAGGCACAAAGAGATCAATTGTATCCCCAAAGGATTAATTCGATTATTAATCAACCCGGTTTAGGAATTTTACTTTTTGGTGATAAAACTGCTCTCGGGTATGCATCCGCCTTTGATAGAATTAACGTTCGTCGCTTATTTTTAACTGTTGAACAAGCACTTCAAAAGTCTGCTGAAGCTCAACTGTTTGAACTTAATGATGAAATTACAAGAGCAAACTTTAGAAATATTGTTGAGCCTTATCTCCGCGATGTTCAAGCAAAACGTGGTCTTTATGGATTCGTCGTTGTTTGTGATTCATCTAATAACACTCCAGATGTTATTGATAATAACGAATTTAGAGCTGATATCTTCTTAAAACCAGCTAAATCAATCAACTACGTAACTCTCACTTTCGTTGCCACCAGAACTGGCGTTGCTTTTGAAGAAGTCGTTGGTACTGTTTGATTTTATTTAACACTTAAAAAGGAGGAACTAAAAAATGGCTGAATCCACTATTCAAAAGTTTAAATCCACTCTAATCGGCGGCGGCGCCCGCGCTAATCTGTTTGAAGTTGTTATTCCAGGTGCTATTCCTGGCGGAGGATCTCTTGGCGAAGAATTTTCTATTTTATGCAAAGCAGCTCAACTTCCAGCATCTACTGTAGCATCAATTGCTATCCCCTTTAGGGGAAGAACATTTTCTGTTGCAGGAGAAAGGTCATATGAACCTTGGTCAATTACTATCATTAATGATGAAAACTTTGCTATCAGAACCGTAATGGAAAATTGGATGAATTTTATTGGTCAATATGGAGATGCAAGTGGAGCGACTAATCCATCAACATACATGGTTGATGCCTATGTAAAACAATTAACTAGATCTGCTGCCAATATTAGGAATCGTGGCGGAGAAGGTAAAGGATTGAGTTTGAAAAGTGCTACAAAATCCAATGAAACTATTTACAAATTTTATAGCATTTTTCCAACTAATATTAGCTCCATTCCTCTTTCTTATGAAGCGGAAAATACAATTGAAGAATTTACTGTTGATTTTTCAATCCAATATTGGACACCTGCATCCAGCGGAGAAATTGGAGCATAATAAATAGTAAAAAGTTAATTTTAAAAATAAATTATGGCAAAACTATTTGGGTTTTCGATTGAAGATAATGAATCTCTGACACCTAGTTCACTTTCCCCCGTTCCTCCTAATAAGGAGGACGGGGTTGATCATTACTTAAGTAGTGGATTTTTTGGTTCATATGTTGATATTGAGGGTGTTTACAGAACAGAATTTGACCTTATTAAAAGATATCGTGAAATGGCTCTTCATCCAGAATGTGATAGTGCTATTGAAGACATTGTAAATGAAGCAATTGTAAGTGATACAAATGATAGTCCTGTTCAAATTGATTTGGATAATCTAAATGCAAGTGATGGCATTAAGAAAAAAATTAGACAAGAATTTAAGCATATTCTAGAACTTTTAGATTTTGATAAAAAATCTCACGAAATCTATAGAAATTGGTACGTCGATGGAAGACTTTACTACCATAAAGTAATAGATTTAAAAAATCCAGAATCTGGAATACAGGAATTAAGATACATTGACGCAATGAAAATGCGTTATGTTCGTCAGGCTAAAAAAAGACCGGAGGATAAATTTAAAACTCCAAGTAGAAATATTGACAACCCAATGGATTATGATTTTCCAGAAATTGAGGAATATTTTCTATATCAACCAAAAATGTCTTATCCAACAGGAACTCCGGCTCCTGGAACACTTGGAGGATCAAACGCAGGAATCAAAATGACAAAAGATTCCATCGTTTATTGTACTTCCGGTCTTGTAGATAGGAATAAAGGATCAACTCTTTCTTATCTCCATAAAGCAATTAAATCCCTCAATCAACTCCGTATGATTGAAGATTCTCTTGTAATTTATCGTTTATCAAGAGCACCTGAGCGTAGAATTTTTTATATTGATGTCGGCAATCTCCCAAAAGTAAAGGCAGAACAATATTTACGTGACGTTATGATGCGATATCGCAATAAACTTGTTTACGATGCCAGTACGGGTGAAATTCGTGATGATAAAAAATTTATGGCAATGCTTGAAGATTTTTGGCTTCCAAGAAGAGAGGGTGGTAGAGGAACTGAAATCAGTACTCTTCCTGGAGGACAAAACCTTGGAGAAATCACAGATATCGAATATTTCAAGAAAAAACTTTATCGTTCATTAAATGTTCCACCTTCAAGAATGGATGGAGAAGGCGGATTTAACCTCGGACGTTCATCAGAAATCTTAAGAGATGAGCTTAAATTTAATAAATTTGTTTCTCGTCTGAGAAAAAGATTTTCATATATGTTTAGTGATATTCTTAAAACTCAATTAATTCTAAAAAATATCATTACGCCAGAAGATTGGAGTATAATGAATGAGCATATTCAATATGATTTTCTTTATGATAATCACTTCGCAGAACTTAAGGATGCGGAGTTGTTAAATGAAAGATTGGGTATGGTTCAAATCGCAGAACCATATGTTGGAAAATATTTCTCCCAAGATTATGTAAGAAGAAAGATTCTTCGCCAAACCGATGTAGAAATTATTGAACAAAATAATTTAATTCAAAAGGAAATTGAAAATGGAATTATTCCTGACCCCAATCAACCAATTGATCCGACAACAGGTATGCCATTAGATCAATCTGGAATGCTGCCACCAGATCAAATCTCCCAAATGGATTTGGGGAAACCAATAATGGAACCAGATTTAGAATCTCAAGCACAAACAGCGACAGATTTTGGAAATCCAATAAAAATGCCCAAAGGTGGCGAGATATAAATAAAAACAACTACTACTTGGATTTATAACAATGGATGAATTAATGGATATGATTGTTGGTGGAGAATCGCCGACACAAATTAGTGATAAAATAAAAAGTCTTTTATTTACCAAAGCGGCAGAAAAAATTGATGATTTTCGCCCCGCAGTATCTGATTATATGTTTAATGGCGAAACAGAAGAGGAAAAATGAAATCCTTTAAACAATTCATCTCAGAATCAGTAAATATTTCCGGCGACTTTAACGGAAATCTTTATATCAATTCTTCTCAATTAGAACAACAATCGATGGGAGAAGAATATGTAGCAGATGTTTTGTGGAATGGTAGTCTCTATAGAATGGAATTAACTAGCAGAACTGGTATTCCATCCAAACAATCTTTAGGTGAACAACTGCAAGGAGAATATCCTGGAGCAGTTGTTCATCAAATTTATCCAGTAATAGAGAGAAATATTAATATTAAAGACACAAAAAGATATCATCCATCAAAGTTAGAATGGATTTAATTTATGGCAATTTGGAATAAATCCACACAAGATTATTTGAACCAGGAAAGAACCCTTCATGAGGTTTATATTCGTGCTGATGAGTATGGAAACCTTTTAAATGAGAGTGCTTGTTCTAAATCTGCATTTGGAGAGAATTTAGCAATTCCACTCACACCCAAAATTCAGGGTGATGCAGTTTATGGATTAGATCCAAGAAACTTTGAGACTTTTAAGTTTAGTAATAGTGGGATTGCAACACACGAAAACAACACTTTCAAGGTTGGTTGTGGAACAGATGCAAACTCTTATGGAGTTATAAGAAGCAATAACTTTCTTAGATATCGTCCAGGACAAGGTGTAGTTGGTAGATTTACTGCATCATTTTCCGAGAACCCAGTAGGTTTTACTCAAAGAGCAGGATTTTTCAATCAAGAAAATGCCATCCAG